TCAAGATTCACAAGCAGCTAACTTTGTGCAAGAGAATGCAAAAAAAGTAATGAATGACTTAAATGCAACAACAAAGAAAAGAATTGCAACACAGATAACAAAGACAATTAAAGAGTTTGAGGAGCTTGGAATAGTAAATCCTGTTGCAGGTACTCCTGATGGAGACAAGTTCTTTAATGAGTTAGCTAAAAAGATAAATACTGTTCTTGGTGGGCAAAACTTAGGTAGAGCCAAGAATATAGCTAGAACAGAAGTAGGTAAAGTAAGCTCATGGTCTCAGCAAAGAGCTGCTAAAGCTACAGGAAAGAACTTAGAAAAAGAGTGGGTATCGAGGAGAGATGGCATTGTTAGAGAGGCACATTTTGAGCTAGACAATCAAAGAGTTCCTTTGAATAGCTTTTATCTGTATAATGGTATTAAGTTGGATGCTCCTAGAGATCCTAACGCTCCAATTAGTTTGATTGCTAATTGTAGATGTACAGAAGCTTATATTGAGGTAATAGATGAATGAAATAGATAGACCAGAAAATCTATCCTACAAGAATGCTCCTATTGAGCTAAAAGAGGATGGAGAAAATAGATACATAGAGGCAGTTTTTTCCTTATTTGATACTATTGATTCAGATAATGATGTAACCAAAGCTAATGCTCTGAGATCGGGATATACAGGTAATAAAGTTCCACTTGTTTGGAATCATGACTGGAGCAAAGTTATTGGCAGAGGAGTTATAGAAACAGATAATCAAAAAGCTGTGTTTAAAGGATATTTTTTACCAACTGAGGCAGGGAAAGAAGCCTATCAAACTGTGAAAGCCATGCAAGACATGCAACAGTTCAGCTATGGGTTTCAAGTATTAAAATCAGAAAAAGGAACTCACATAGATTCAAAAGGAGAGGAAGTTCCTGTAAGAGTTTTGCAAGATGTAAAAGTCTGGGAAGTTTCTCCTGTGCTTGTGGGAGCACAACAAAATAGCTTTGTACAAGCTCTAAAATCAGGTTTACAGTCTTATGATGATGAGGATATTGATGACTGGGATACAGAGTTTGAGGAAGTTAAAGAGCAAGTAGGCACAGATGAATATACAACACAACAAGAAGCTGCCGAAAGAGCAAAAGAGATTGGTTGTGAGGGTACTCATACACTAGAAAAAGATGATGGCACAATGATTTATATGCCATGTGCAACACATAATGAATATGTAAATGCAGAAAAACAATACAAGAAAAAATGCACTTATGATAAAGATGGCAAGTGCATGAAAGATATGAAAATTTCAAGTGATACTGATACAGGAATCAGCAAAGTATCCCAACAGGGTATGAGACTTGGAGAACATGCTGTAGCTTCTCTTGAGGAGCTAAAGGCATTCACAGAGAGGATTGAGGATCTTGCTTCCTTACGAAACTCTGAAAAAAAGACACTTAGCCAAAAATCTACAGAGATGGTAACTACATATATAGCAGGACTGAATGCAATTTATTCAAAGTTGGATGATGTCTTAGCTGAGTTTGGTTATGATCCTGTTAAAGATAATGAGCTATTCATAGATGTTCAAAAGAACATTATGAACAATAATTAATAGGAGAAAAATAATGGCAACATTAAAAGAGATGAGAGCTGAAAAAGCTCTTAAATCAGAGGAATTAGCTAATATTTTTGATTCTGTTAAGGATATGTCTGAACTTTCATCAGATCAAAAAGAGGAAATCAAAAAAAGAAATGATGAATTAGCTTCTTTAGGAGATAAGATAACTGAACTTCAGGAACTTGAATCTGTTAAGAATGCTAACAATGATGATATAGAAGCTTCTAAAAAAGTTTCTGGAATGCCTGTATATGGAGAGCCAGAAGTAGAAGCTCCAAAGTCTCTTGGACAACAATTCTTAGAATCAAAAGCTTATAATTCTTTTGTAGAAAGTGGTATTAAAAATATTCCTTTTGAGGCAAAAACTACAGTTACAACTTCTGTATGGACTAGAGATACAATCTATCAACAGGTTATCCCTGCAATAGAGCCAGATCCTAATCCTGCATTAGACCTAGTAGATTCAATTAATACCGACCAAAATACCTATTACTTTTTGCAAGAATCTAGCACAAACAATGCTGCAGAAAAAGCAGAAGCTGCTGCAGCTCCAGAGGATGCTTTTACTTATACTGCTGTTACAGCACCTGTAAGAAAATTCATCACAACTCTGCCAATCACAGCAGAGCTACTTGAGGATCAAGCAGGAGCTAGAGCATATTTTGATGGCAGACTTGCAAATCATGTAATGCAAAGGTTAGAAAAACAATTCCTAGTGGGTGGTGGTGTAGCTCCAGATATTAAAGGACTTACACAACATGCAGGAATTAACACAATCACTTACACAGCAGGAGCTTATCCTGCAAATGTAGGTGGTAAGTTAAGAACAATCCTACAGGGCATTAAGGATATTGAAGTTAATGGAAAATTAGCTCCAGATGCTATCTTGATGTCTCCTGCTGCTTATGAAGCATTAGCAGGACAAGTTGATGGCAACAATAACTTTATGCTTGGAGCATCTGCTTCAAGTGGTAGCCCAACAATTTGGGGATTACCTGTTGTTAAATCATCACAAATCGGTGGAGCTGTTTCTACAACTATTGATGTAGTTGTAGGTAAGTTTGGTGGATCTTTAGCTGCAAATCACATTTTCAGGAGAGGAATGGAATTACAAATTTCTGATTCTGCTGCAGATGGGGACTTTGGTAAAGATATACTTACTGTTAAAGCTTCTTTAAGATATGCTTTAGCTGTGTATAAGCCACAAGCTTTCACAAGAATTAATGATATTGAATAATAGTTAAATTGGAAAATAGCAAGAGTCAATCTTTTGTTATGAGTAATGAAGTGATTGGCTCTGCTTTCCATGAGGAGAAAAATATGAAATTTATAGAAAAAGAATCAGATTTTGTTTGGCAAGATAGTAAAACAGGTAAATTTGGTAAAGGTAAAAATTGCCCATTCCAAAGTGGTGTTCTTATTGCAGGAATGGGTGATCCTGTTCCAAATGTAAAGATAGCCCCTAAAAAAGCACCTGCACCAAAAACAAAAGCTGTTAAGCCATCAGAGAATAAGTAAAAATGTGGTTTGATGATCCTTTGTTGGATGATCTTGATGAGGAGTTATAATGAGCCATCAATATGTTGATAAAAATACTTTAAAAACTTGGATGGGATTGTCTGGAACAGCACAAGATAATAATTTAGATGTTGCATTAGATGCTGCTTCTGCTGCTATTGATGCTTACTGCGGTAGAGAATTTACTATATCATCCGCAGTAGAGACTAGATTGTATGATTGTGAATTTATGGATTATGCAGATGTTGATGATATTGCTACTACAACAGGGCTAATAGTTAAAACACTTAACGCAGATGGATCTGTAGCAGAAACATTGACATTAAATACAGATTATTATTTAGCTCCTTACAATGCAGACAAACTAGATCCTATATTGCCATTTACAAAAATAATTATGGCTATAGAGAAATCTGGTAAGGTTTTACCAACTGAACATAGGCAGGGATTATCTATAACAGCTAAATTTGGTAGCCCAATACAAGAGGGAGCTAATCCTGTTCCTGCTGCAGTAATACAGGCAACTTTAATACAAGCATCAAGATTCTTTCAGAGAAAAAATAGCCCAATGGGTTTTTCTGGTAATCCAGAAACAGGACAACCTGCTGTGGTATTTTTATCTGAACTAGATCCAGATGTTAAGAATTTAATAAAACCATTTAAGAAAACAACAATTACTCTTGCATCAGGCAGACCTTATGTTGGACTTACTGCAATCAATACAAATAGACAGTATGATTTATGAAACTAACATTAATTGGAGCTTTAGATTTAAGTAGGTCTATTAATTCACAAACAATCTTTAATAAAAGATCAGTAGATTATTTTAATAAACTAGGAAAAGAATTAAAACAGGATTCTCTTAATGCTTTGGAGAATAAGCCATCTCCTAGATCTCAATCAGGTAGAGGAAATAAAAACACAGGTGCAACTAAGAGAAGTGTTTATGTTGCTCCTTTAGGAAATACAAATAGGCTAAGAATGGCAGAGGGTATTGTATTAGCTACAGATAGAAAATATGCTCCTTTTATTCATGGTAAGCCAATCTATAGAGGATTTAGCCCAATCAAAAGAACAAGACCATTTTTCCCACCTTATCAAGAGGGATCTAGTCTTGCAAAGTGGGCTAAGAGAGGAAATCCAAAACTAAATCCTTTTCTTGTTGCAAGAGCAATATCTCAAAGAGGCTTGAAAATGAAACCATTCATTGGTGGAGTTGTATTTGAGAAACAAAAAGAGATAAAGGACAGAGGGCAAGAGATGTTAGAATTGATTGCAAAAGATATAGCTAGGAGTGTTAGATAATGGCTTTGCTAACTTCAATCAGAGATGGACTTAAAACAAGATTAGAAACTATATCTGGTTTAACTGCATCAGAGTTTGTTCCAGATTATATTGTTCCTCCAATAGCACTTGTTGCTCCTTTGAATAGTCTTAATTATGATTCAACAATGGGGAGAGGATCTGATACTTATGAGATACCTATTGTTGTTTATATATCAAGAATAGATGCTCAGACTTCACAAGATGAGGTAGATGCTTTCTTAGCTTCTACAGGCTCAACTTCAATAAAAGCAGCTATTGAGGGAGATCCAACTTTGGGAGGTGCTGCTATGTCTGTTAGAGTAGTAAGTGCAACTGATTATGGAGAATATGAAGTAACACAGGGAACGAGTTTTCTTGGTGTAACATTTAATGTAGAGGTAATAGCATGAAAGTTAAAATATTAGTAGGAAGTGATTTTCCGATAAATAAAAAAGAGGTAAGAGCTGAAGCAGGAGAAGTTTTAGATTTACCTGATAAAGTAGCTAAAGCATTGATTAAGAATAATGCAGCAGTCAAGTTTGATAGTAAAATGATGAAACAAGAGGAGGAATAGTAAATGCCTACATTTTCACATGGTAAAGATGCAGTAGTATTGTTAGATGATACAAATCTTTCAACCACACTAACAGATGCCTCTTTGTCATTAACAGCAGATGTTACAGAAACTTCTACATTTTCAAGCTCAAGCAAAACCTATGTAGCAGGATTAAAAGATGGCACAGTAACTCTTTCTGGATACTTTGAAACATCAAGCCCAGATTCAGATGCAGAGTATCTAGCTCAACTTGGTGGCTCTGGTGCAGCTTTTTCTATTGCACCAATAGGATTTACTAGAGGAAATCCTGTATCTTTTGGAACTACAATAGAAACTACTTACGATAGATCAGCAGATGTAGGCTCAGTTGTTGCAGTTGCAGTAGCTTTTCAATTTAGTGGAGATACTAATGATGGTGCATCTTTACTTACTCCAACTGCTATATCAAGTTCAAGTAATCAAACTTCTGTAGATTTTGGAGCTGCAGGAACTAATGGAGGTGCAGGAGTTCTGCATTGTACAGTAAGTTCTGGTAGCCCAACACTAGATGTTAAAATACAAACAAGCTCTGATAATGCTTCTTTTTCTGATTATATTACATTTACTCAGGCAACAGGAACAACATCAGAACTTAAAACAAGTGCAAGTAATCCTGCAAGATATGCAAGAGCAGTTTTAACCTTTGGTGGATCTGGTAGCATAACAGCAGCAGTAGGATTTGCACAGGGATAAATTAAGAAAGAGGAGAGGATAAATGCCAACATTTACACATGGAAAGAGTGCAGCATTTAAAATAGATGATTCTGGAGGAACATTAAGAGATATTTCTAATGTTTTAACAGATGTTTCTGTTTCTAAGACTGCAGATGTAGCAGAGGTTTCAGCATTCTCTAATAGTTCTAAAGCTTATGTAGCAGGACTTAAGGATGCAA